CCGGAGAGGGCTCTTGCCTTGCTGGACGGACTTGTAGGTAACTAACCTACACTGTCCCCGAGTTTGGGTGTGCTGAAAAGCATATCCGGATTAGGAATATACTTATCACCTACCAGCGCATCACTGAGGGGCTGCTCAAAAGCAGCGGGATGCTCAGGACACATGGGTTCATAGCACACTACAGAAGTCCCATTCTGGAGGTCTATGTTAATCTCATGAGCCACGGCCTGCATAAGGTCGTGAGTCTGCTTGAACTGATCGCTGACAACCTTCTTGGCTGTCCATTTAATGGAAGCCAGTGAGGTAATGTCTAAGAGGTCGAACTTGATGGAATCTGTCGAGGGTTGGGAAGCCCCCGTCAGTCCAGCAAGGTTCAGGCTGGCTGATAGCTGGTTCTGAGTAATTGCTGTAAAGCAACTCTTAAAGTAGATGTAAAACCCAGGAGATACCAAAATCAGAGGGATTGATAAGATCCCTGCGACAGTTGGGGTCCCTCCAAGAAGACGCATCTTAAAGAAATTATCAATAAGGTACGCCATCTCGGATTCCCCCCGACTCTGTAAGTCGGCTGCCCACTTGGTCAAGAGCATAAAATATGCTCTAATGATCAGGTCGGCAGCAGAACCTCCAACTCTCTTGGTAACCAACTTGAACCACTGCTCAGCGAAAGCTGTAACATGGCGGTTGGTACCTGTAAGGAGAGCTGAGGGCCCGACTAAAGTCGTAATCAATAGGGTCATCAGTTTCGGTCGAATCCGGAGGATCGAACGGACAGACTCTAATGAACTTATCATCTGGTTTGGGAAAGTCAGCCAACCTGTGTTAAACAGATGAAGGATCATGACTGGCAACATCAGGCGGGATCGCCACACTCTCAACAGCAATGCTGGAGGGAAGGCGGAGATCTCACCGTTATTTGCCGAAGCCCACCGTTTAGCGAATTCAAGCAACCCACACTCAGAAATCAGAGATTTCTGAATGTTAATAGTTACTCCAAGTCCATTTATAATGGATTGGTAGTGCAGAGCCACCTGTTCATCGGCGATGACAATGTCATCTCCGAGAACAGCATAGTAAGGAAACCAACTTGTCCATCCCGCACGCGAGGCAGCTAGCTGTACAATCACATGGTGACTGAGAGCGAGCATAACCCACGACGAGAGGGCACCCATCGGTTGTCCCACTGCATAACGAACGACTGTTCCGGCGTACTTCCAATCACGATCCAACAATTGTTTCCACCAACGTCCAAAACCTGGTATAAAGAAATCCAGAATTTGAACTTGGAGGTCAATTGGTAAACGATCCGTTGCGGATGAAAGATCAAAAGAGAACGCTTTGGCCCCTAGACGAAGTCTAGGAAGGACCCATTCCTCAATCGGCTTCCACTGATCCAATGTACCATCCTGTGGGATTAACTCCAACAGTTTGGCGATTGCGATATGTAGAGGTCGAAGGAGAGTTTGAGTCCACCAATCCGTGATCGCAATGATCCGACGTTTCCCCGCCCCTTCCTTGATCGCTGTGAGGCGTCCGATTGACATTGGGATCTCGATAGAGATCTTATATGCCGACCGTCCGGCCCACAGTAACCGAGTTACGGAGTGAGGGATGACGATCCGATTGACAACGAACATGATCGGGAGGATAGGTGTTACAAGTACCTGGATCAGAACTAACCACAGTACCAACCCATATCGACCTATGTAGATTGCAGAACGCACCCAGGCAACCCACTGTGAAGTGTGAAACCCGAGAGCGATTGCATCCGCACCGGCCCACCAAGTAGCTCTAGGCCCATTTGGTCCCGCAGCTTCACTAATAACCGTTTTCACGGGTTTTAGGATAAGCTTAGGGAACCACTTGAGAACTTTCAGCAACTCCTGTGTCTCGAAGACCTTGAAGATCCCCGAGAATCCGTTAGTCACGGATGAAATATCAGGTAAGTTTCTGAACTGGAGTACTCGGTACATGGAGAGGACTGTCAGGATCGTTCTAAGCACCAAGGTATTCTGCATTGTCGGACCATGGACAAAGTCCATGATAAAACGACGCAGAGGACCAGGGATGATCGTAGGTAGACCCACTCGTGATCGACGCACCTCTACACCTCCCTTATGGGGAACGTATAGTTGGTGGTTGACGAAGTGGATGACCATCCGGACACATTCCTTTAGGTACATAACCAGAAATTTCTTTCCGGATTTGCGCCCCAAGGTTTGCATTCGGGTGATTAACTCCTTGAAGTGACCTAGTAGTTGTGCTAACCCGACTGATAGGACCAGAACTTGGGTCATTCCCCACAGATCGTGGAGAGAGGCCCAGGCCTGATTAATCTGGACAGCCGTCATATTCTTAAGTGATAAGAAAATTGTCACGGTAGATTTTGATGGGTTAGTCCCAGCATAGATCAGTCTTGTCTATCAGCGGGTAGGGTGTGAGCCTTCCGCTCATAATCCCGGCTGTCCAATGCGACGGGAACTCGGACAGAGGACTGAAACTATGGGTCAATTATGACCATCAGACTCTGCATACCTGGATAACTGTACCGAATGGGAGCTTCGGGTCGTTAAACCAGATATCAAACCAGGGTGAATCAGCCCTAGGAGAGATACAGTGGGGTATTAGTCATGTTCCCTAATGGATGACACCGTGTAGGTGCTGACGGGGCCAAACCATAGAAAAGGATAGGGGTTTTAAACCTC